GAATGCTGCATAAAACCAAGTATCAGCTAATACGGTGTAGGAACTACCACTCGAATTTGTTAAAACAAAATGACCAACACTCGATTCTGAATCGAGTGCCGCAGATCCTGTATTCATTCCCGCTTGCGTACCATTTGTTTCAGCCAGCTCCGACACAGTTGCGGTAATCACCCGGCTTGCGGATTCACCTTCAAGCCATAGATCAGTGTCTGTCATACGATCACCGTGTCGCGCCCCAGCCCAGACGGTTGTGTGATCGGTTCCTTCGAGCGCATATACCTGTATCAATGCAGGAACATCACCACCAATCGGATGAATATCGATATAATTTGTTGTCGCCTGGGAATCATCTGCAAAACCATTAGCGACATTGTGACCACTCACCCAGGAATCAGGGGATGATGCCGACAAAACCAGCATTGCCCCATCGAAATATGCGGTTCCTGTTGCTGATCCTGCTGTCGCTTCCAGCCTTAGTTTAATGGTCACTTGTCCCGCCCCGGATGGGGCCGTTTGATTTTCAAGCGTTAGCTTTGTCCAGTCGGAAGTTACGGAAGTTTGATAGCTTGTCGTCGTAGTTGCTGATCCATCGTCGTATAAAAGAACAAGCCCCGCTTTTGCGTTCGATAATGCTGTNACATGCACCCAAACAGAAAAGCTCCAAACCTCTGTCGCATCGACTTCAGCTCGTACTTGTGATCGTTCGATCACCTGGCCCGATCCACCGCTGTTGGTCATTGTTAACTTTAACGATGCATCCCCGAATTTTTTCTGTGTCGCATCTCTGGCAGTTGTTCCTGTTGCCGTTTTTGTTTCGCTCCAATTTGCAAGATCGGTATCGTCAACTTCGAAACCGGGATTGTTGATATAATTTTCGATTGTTTCTGCCGTTCCTAAAATAAAAGGTTCGCAGATTAATTGCAAAGACGCACTGATCCGCAAGTCACTGGATGGACTGAATCGATGTACATCACCTGCATCACCAACTATTGTCAATACACCTTCGATAACGTTAAAGTCGCTTGTATTTGTCGCTGAATCCCACTGGCGGCGTAAAACCAACTGGGAGCCAATCCCAGTCCGTGAATATTCTGCACCACGTTCCAATAAATGGTTGACAGCATTGATATTTGCAATGAGGTTATCTTGGGACGATCCTTTAATCCAAATGTTCAGGGTAACAGTTCGATTGGTGAAACGGCGTTCCATCAGATCAGATCCATCGCGGAAAAAACCACCACCCGAAAAATTTTGGCGTCTTCTTGGCGGCGGCGCATCGAACCCATCAGGCTGCACGGAATAATTCGTGCCACTATTCAACGTAAGGGTTGTCGTATCGTTTTGCAGGTTATATGCGAAAGCCATACAAATCTCCGCTCCAATTAATTTTGTAGTTGCCCATTATTTGAAACAAGAACTCCTACAGCATCACCAAATTCTTGTTCATTCAAATTGATCCGAACCGAAGCTGTTGGCAATTCCTCTAGCTCCGATCCAGATGCAGCCATCTCACGATAATTTTGACCACCGAAACTTTCACGCACTCCAATATCACCGAAATCCCTCAGCCCTTGTCGAACATTGGAAACGACGCCTTTGGCTTTATCCATTACACCCTGTGCAGCACCTGGAATGCCGCCTTCCGGTAAATTAATGTCAGGAACTCCTGGGATCATGTTGAAAACATTGATTAAACCAGTAATACCCTTCATAACTTGCTCAACCATGACACGCATCATATCTCCCAACTTTTCGGTTATTGTCTTGGTGAAATTCATAATCCGATTCCAGATTTCTTCCCAATTTTCAGCCAGGTTAATCAAACCAAGAATCAGACGACCACCAGGCATCAACCACCCCAACCCGGACTCAAGGAATTCTTTGATTTTGCCAACAATAAACTTTGTCTTTTCTCGAATGCCTTTCCAATTGAATGCCCAGGCAACACCAAATCCAATGACTGCTGCAATTGCAGCAGCAATAAGAAGCGCAACCGCGCTGAATACACCTGCAACAGTAGCAATGACAGTTCCTAAAAATGAAAATACCGGGGCCAACTTACCGGCAAATGAAATAGCCAGCAAAATGGGGCCAAGAATTCCAAGAATTGCTGTTGCTACTAAACCCGTCCCAGTAATAACCTTCACCATTACTGGATCGATTTCTTGCATTGCAATGATCCATTCGCGCATCTTGGTTACCACAAATTCCAATGGTCCTAACAATTCTTTTCCAAATACCTGTGCCAGATCACCAACATCATTTGCCAATTGTGTCAGGGGATCTGCTAAGGCTTCGGCTGATCCTCCAACAGCCCCTGACACTTGATCGACACGATCCATAAATCCAGCAGTCTTATCGAACTGCATTCCAAGTGTGATAGCTGTATCCACCTGTCCATCCAGGGCGCGTGATAGGGTTCCTGCTACCGTGGTCAATGCTCGCCCTTTTGATGCAGCGGCATCCATTATCACGGGTAACGCAATCATTGCTTTTTCAACATCCCCAAAGATGGCAATCATTTGGGACAAAACGGTCATTTGTTCTTCGTCACCAAAATTGGTTTTCTTTTGCAAAGCCGCCGTTGTTTCGTCGATTTTGTCTTTGATCGAATCATACGAAACACCCGTATTTTCAACAGCAACTCGCAATAATTGTTCTGCCTGTCTTTGTTCGATTGCCCCTTTGGTCAAAGCCCCCATCGCAGCAACCCCAACAGCACTTAAAGCTGTAAAAGCCAAGCCAGCTCCACGTGCAGCTCGTGTCAGGCTTTCCATGTTGCGCTGTGTTTTTTGGACGGCTTTACTTGCATTGTCTTTTGCATTAATCAAAATTTCGATTGAATTTGCCATTACATCCCCGCTCGTGACAGGCTTGCAAGTTGCTCGTCCATTGTCATTGTTTCTTGTTGCATTGGTTTCATCCGGGTTGCTTGTCCAGGAGTGTTCATCGAATCAGACATTTTTTCCTGTTCGATTCCCTGTATCACTTCGAATGCATCCCATAAATTCAGCACCCAATCATGATCCTTTTCTTTCAATTCATCCAGGCTATAAGGGCGAATGATTCCTGCCTTTGTTCCTGAAATGTATTCGAGAACTTCAACATAATTGATAAAATCCCCAAACACATGCTCGATTTTCAATTCGCCACTGCCCTCATATTCGGCCCGGATGAGTCTTTTCCCTCAGCCCTGTCTTCAGCAGATTTTTTCCTGTACATGTTCTGCATGACATTTTGAATCGTTTCAAAATCATTGCGGTCGATATTATCGACATCTTCAACAGACATTCCTGTAAGGATCACAAGTGTTGACATGACTTCGTGGTCGTTCATTTCCGAAGAATCAACTTCTGTTTGTATTCCTGTTGCCGCTGTCGCGGTCGCCTGGAGCTCTTCCAAAGATGCACCAAAGGTGTCTTTGATTTCTGCGTAATCGTCTGCCGCCAGGCGTATTGTCATGCGTTCGATTTTTCGATGTTCCCCATGGGTTATAACCAATGGTAGATCCACCGTAATCGATTCAAGTTCAATTTTTTTCATCTGCCGTTCTTTAGCCAATGTTCTCTCCTTGTTTTTTCAATGTTTACTATGACTATGACCACGTAGGAACAGCGCCACCCGTCCCAACCATCGGAACGGCAAACGTGAGCGCGCCATCCGCTCCGCGTGTCAGTGGGTAATCAGTGACAAAAACTTTCACGTTTAACGTTTTACCGCTGATCGTCATGTTTAAATCGCGCTCGACCGAGGTGCTGCTCGCCGTCGAAAACACCTCATGCGACATATTGCTTGCGTCGTTGAAAACACCATTCGCATCGCAACTAAAATCGGCGAGGCCCAATACCCGCTCCATCGCTGATTTGTCCATTCCCGTCACGTCGAAAACGGCGCGCGGGGTGCTGAAACTAACGTCTGTTATATCATTGACGATCGCGCGCAGGCTCCCCGAACCGTCATCAACACTGAACGTTGTCCATCCAAGTCCTGATTCCTTTGCCATCTTATCGCTCCTTTATCCTTCTCGTTGTTGCTTTTCATACTGAAAAATTTGTTCGTTCCATGTATCGGTGTATCGCTCTGGTTCGATGGTGTTCTTGTGGGCTGATCGCGTTGTAATTGGCATCAGTGCCTCGCGCCCAACTCTTCTATTAAAGAGGGCCATTTTTCCCTCGATTTTGCGCTTGTGTTGCTCGAAACATTGTTGCCCAGGTGGAAATAAAAACAGAACCTTGTTTTCGGGAAATATCGTTTCTGTGAAATGACGTTCCGACTTATATTTAATGTATTGATATTGGGCCTCTCCAAGCTTTGTACCATTGGGCAAAACAAGTTCTCGATCCACGGTAATCCTCCAGCCCTCATTAAACTTTCGACACGTATCATTGGCGCATGGCACGTTTTCCCAGTGCGTCTCCAGGGGTGTTGCAACTTGGAATTTCTGTTGCCCTTCGTAATTGCTCACGATGCCAAGCTCACGTCGTCTTGTGCTGTTCCACGCACCAGAACAACCGCAAAAGCGAGATTAGAAAAAGTCCCCGTGAGGGTACAGCGAACATACCTGTTAATTGTGCCTGTTACCGTTTTGCGTTCTGCGCTTGCCGCACTCGATCCTGTGAATGTAATGAGATCCGACCAGCTCGAATCGTTTGGGCTGTCTTCAATCTTCACTGTTGGAGATCCCGAAGACAGGGTAAAATTCATGATATACGCGCGTGCGCCCTGATTAGTACTTGCTCCCTGATCGATGCTTGTCGTACTTGCGGCAGAAGAGACGGTTTGAACGCCTGTCGTCAGAATATTTCCCCATTCGATTGGACTCCCTGCTGATCCTTGGAGCTCGCACGCTAAAGACAAACTTCCATCATTTCCGCGTGTCCAGTCATAATTAATTTGTTTACACACAAGACCGGCAGCCGTATCGTTTAACGCCGTTCCTGTGGAATAGATCGCGACGCGATCAGTTGTTGGAAGTCCTGACAAAGCGACATGTTCCTGTAATGCGGCATCATTAAAATGTGACTCGAAATCAATCATCCCACTCGACAGTCCAAGCACCCGATCGATCGCCGATTGATCGACGCCCGTTACGTCAAAAGTCGGACGCGCAGATCCTGCAATATTGAGACTTGCTGTATCGCCCGACAAGTCGTATCCGCCGACATAAAAGTTGTTTCCAAGGCCTGATTTTTTTGCCATATTTCTCCTTACTGAACAGGTGTTGCTGATCCATCTATGACAAGTGGAACGCTAATATCCACCATCCGAAACATTGTTCCGCTAACGTCTATATAACCCCAGGTGGCTGCAAGTGTTCTTCCATATTCCCCCACACTGACATTACGCACGGTTGTGCCCAGATCGTAATCCCCCAGGAGATCGGATATAACACCTGTGACTGCCTGGCTTAAACGTATTTCGTTATCTTCTTCTGGTTCCTCGAGCATATTGCGATATAACCGAATTGTTACTTCATGTAATTCAATCGATTCAGATAATGTGGCCCCAACAACACTGGCATCGTTCATCATGACCGCTGCAGACATTGCGCCATTCAAAGGACTTTTGGGCTCTCCAATTTGGACAACATTAAACTCCCCACGCTTTTCCAAAAAAGAAGCAATGACATTAATTGTATTTGTAATATCAAAAGCCATATCTACATTCCATTCAACCGACGTGTTGCCCGTTCGATATGTTTTTTCATGATGGGCATTGCCTGTTTTTTGTCGATCCAGTCTCGCGTTTTTCGAAATTCCCCGTACCCTTTAAACCGTGTCGTTTTGTTTCGCGATGATGTTCCTTCAAGCCACGGCCCGTAGATCGTATTACTATCATGGATTCGCCCGGATCGCGCACCTTTTGGCTCTCCATGTACGCGACGGCGATAGTTTCCTTTGGAATGTTGCTTTGGCTTTGCTTCGGAAACACTGAGAAAAACCCCGGCTGGTTTTGGTCGTAATCTTTCATCAAGGCGATCCTCCCCAATTTGGACAAGATTACGCACGGTATTTTTGATTGCCTGTTTCATGATCGCATCCGATTTTCCATCGAATAACGGGCCGTGAAATTGCAGTTGAACATCGTTCCCACTCATACCGCAAACTCCATTGGTCTTTGGTACTTGTTAATCGTTTGATCCATGCGGATCTTCAAAGCTCGACCACTAAATTCAAAAGCACCATCCCCACCTCCAACAGTGCGACCATATGATGCGGCTTCCTGGGCAATTTCTGCCAAAGTCATTGCAATTGCCAGAGAACGAATATCGAATTCTGGTTCGTATTTGCTAATTGCCGTGCTGTTCGCGTGGACGGCTGCCGTTGTTCCATTTACACCACGCTCGACAGTCAAGGTGCGAAATACATGAACGGCCTGGTTGTTGGAATGTGTCGCGAGGGTTGTCGCATTGTATGCCCGGATAACATTCAATGTGTTCGAACTAATGGATTCGATCAGCATTTCTTCACTATCGACAAGGATTACTTCCCCGACTGTATACCGGGAACCCGAATCGACTGTGACAGCTTCACTGCGTGACGCTGTAAGAGCCCCATCGATCAAGTCGCTGTTGGGTTCAGCCGCAGAGGCCCGTTCCGTGACAAACAATTGTTCACTTCCGATTAACAAGGTATCCCCAACATCGATTGTTGATCCATCACTGATAACCACCGAAGTGGCAGTGGCATCGGATGCAAGCCCGGAGACAACTGTTCCAACACCTTTTGTGTTCGCGGAATATCCCCAGGAACCTAAAACAGAAATGCTGCGTTGCGGCGTGTCCCCGGATTCAAATGATGCTGTACTCGATCTGTCGATTTCAATTCGATCATACGGCCCAGGTAAATCTTGAGGTTCGAGAAAATAATCTGACGAGCTGATTGTCGTTGGACCGGAATCTTGCGCTTTGGTTTGCAGTGTTGTAATGCTTAAAAGATCCTGGCGCAACCATAACCGCGTTCCGATATTGCTCCACGTTTGGGGCCATTGAAATAGTTTCGTTGCCGTTTCTGGGATGAAACGACGCCTCGTTAATGTA